CTACCACTTGGACTGGTATGGGTACTACTATGATAGAACTTACAGGTACTCCGCGTAATAATGCAGTATCTGTATTTGGCGGTATACTAAACTCTGGTGCTACTGCAATATTAGCTAATGCTAACTCAACAATTGTAACTGCTAATGCATCTTACCACCCATACAATACAATGAACATTGCTGGAGTTATAAGTACAAACTCTTTCATTAAGAATCGTTTAAGCTCTATTACTTTTGGTCACGCTGCTACTGCTGGTGGTACTATAGCTAACTATACTTTCCCAGTAACTGCACTTACTTTTGACTATAATAACAACATGACCTACCTAACTCCAGAAGAACTATCTGCACTTAATTCTCCTATAGGTCAATTTACAGGTACTCGCGCTGTTACAGGTAGCGCTACTATGTATCTACGTAACGATAATAATGAATCTGCACAATTCTTACGTAATATTGCTACAGATTCTCGTACAAACTCTGCCCAAACTGCAAACGCTAACTTAATAATTGGCGGTGCTACTGCTCCATATCTAGCATTCTCTATGCCTGCTGTACAGTTTGAATTTCCACAGCTATCTATAGATGACGTTATTGGTGTGAGTGTAAACTTTGTTGCACAAGAACCAACAGCTACAAAAGGTGGCGGCGGTGAAGTAACTATCTACGCAGCAAGATAATTAGAATATTTCTGAGGGGAAATATAACTAATCTAACCAGAGAGCGTCTATCGGCTTGCGAAACAAGGTTTCCCCTCCCTTGCTCAGCAGATTCACCGATGGACGCTCACTTTTATAAGAGGGAAACTCATGAGTAAAATTAAATCAATGCTAGTTAAAGAAACATCAACCTGGGTAGAATTTCCAGATATTGATGGGTTTGAAGTAAATCTTCGCTATATCAATCGTGAAGAGTTACTAAAAATCCGTAATGCTAGCCTTACGTATAAATTTAATAAGCGCACACGTCAAAAAGAAGAAGAAGTTGACAGTGCTAAGTTTATTGAGCACTATGCTGAAAAAGCAATTGCTGATTGGCGTGGACTACGTGTAAAACATCTACCGCTATTACTACCTGTAGATATTAGCGGTATGAATGCTAACGATGTTATCGACTATTCAGAAGAAGAAGCTGTAGAACTACTTAAAAACTCTACAATCTTTGATCAATTTGTAAGCGATAGCTTAAATGACTTTGAGCAGTTCTCTAAGAGCAAAGCTGAGACAGACTCAAAAAACTAATAGAGTACCTCCAGACATCGTTACATGGAGGTGGTATAAATGTTGATCAATATTTACTAATGTGTGAGCAGATGGGTTGGGAGCCAGAAGATGATAAGCTACCTATTGACCCATCTACTCTATCATTAGAAGCACAACAAACTCTAATACTTCTCAATGCTCTACCAGATAAGTGGGAAGGTATGAGTGGCAGCTGGATGGGTAAAGATTATAGTGGTTTATCTGCTATCATGGATATCTACGAAATAGATGATAGACGAGCTGTATTTGAGTTATTACAACAGTGCGAACATGAATTAGGCAAATTCTATCAGCAAAAGCAAAAGCAGGAAGAATCTTTAGCTAAAGCAAAGAGGGGCAGATAAGTGGCAAGTACTATTAGAACCATAATCGAGACACTATTCACTACTAGAGGAGCAGACGCTGCAGAGGGCGCGACCGACAGAGTTGGTCGCGCCCAAACTCGTTTGGGGCAAACCTCTGCTAGCGCAGGTAGATCTTTTGCTGCACAAGCATCTGGTATGGGTGGTTTAGTTGGCGCGTATGCTGGCGCAGCTGCTACAGTTATTGCTCTTAGCTCTGCTTATTCAGCACTTACTAAAGCTGCTCAGGCTAAACAAACTCTTGAAGGATTAAATGCTCTTGCTGCTGGCTCAGCTGTAAGTGGTGAGAGACTATTAGCTAGTGTTCAAAAAATTACTAAAGGTCAGCTAGCTCTATCAGAATCTGCTGGTAATATAAACTTAGCTCTTAGTGCTGGTTTTAGTGGTAAGCAGATAGAAGGACTTAGCTCAGTTGCTCTAAAAGCTTCTAGAGCACTAGGTAGAGATCTAACAGACTCTATGACCCGTGTAGTACGTGGTTCTGCTAAGATGGAGGCTGAACTACTAGACGAACTTGGCATATATACTAAAATTGGTCCAGCTACTCGTGCTTATGCGTCTGCTCTAGGAGTTAGTGTAGGTAGCTTAACAGAGTTTCAACGTCGTCAAGCATTTGCTAACGCTGTTATAGCTGAAGGACAACGTAAGTTTTCTTCAATTAGTACTATTGTACCTACAACATCTGAGCAGCTACAAGCCTTTGCAGCTAATATAAGTAATGTAACTACTCAGATAACTATGTTTATAGCTGATGCTCTAGCACCTTTAGCATCATTTTTAACTACTAATCTAGGTGCTAGTTTTGGTGCTGTTGGTTTAGCTGCTACTCTTGTATTTAGTAAAGCTTTATCTTTACTACAAACACAAATTAAAACTTTTGGTGATGGGGTAGATGCTTTTGCTACTAGACTAAGTGATAGAATACTAAAGGCAGGATCTCTTACTACCCAAAAACTTGGTGCTGCTAGAACTGCCGTTGCAGGCATAAGTGGTAATGCTAAGGGTACAAAAGATATAGGTACTGACCTTGCTGAACTCAAAAAAATAGCAGGTGAGAGAAACTTAAATACTCAAGAATTAGCTAAAGCTAATACTGTACTTAATAAGCGTATTGATAACTTAAAAGGTCTTAGAACTGCTGAGATGGCTCAAGTAGCTGCGCTTAAGGCACAGCGTGCCAGTCTAACAGCTGGTACTCAAGCTTATATAGATAATGAAAAAGCGATTGCTGGTGTGTATAAGCGAATCCAAGTTAGTAATAAATTACTTACTACTACTCGCGCTGAACTAGATGCTGTGGCGGCCGCAGCTAATACTAGTGCAGGTCGCTTAGCTAACGCAAGTAGTGTTCTAGTTAAGGGTTTTGGCGGCAGTATAACTGGAGTAGCAAAACTATCTTTAGGTATAGTATCATTAGCTGCTAAAGCAATATCTTTGATATCTATACTAGGTATTGTAGGTTCTGCTATAGCTAACGTTATGGGTAAGGGTGATGAGTTTAACGCATTAGTAAAAAAGCTAGGTAGCGCCATTAGTGGTTTATTTACATCTAGCGCTAGAACTAATGCAAAAAATGTATTTCAAGGTCTTACAGCTTCTATACTGACTTCTCTGGAAGCCACAGATGCTGGTTTAAAAAATATTGATAGTTTTACTTTTAAGACTAAGTTTCTATGGGTAAGTGTAGACGTAGAGAAAACCAAACAACAAATTGTTAACGATGTAGCATCGGTCATGGCTGATCTAGCTACCGGTAATAAAATGCAATTGGGTGATGCTCTTATGACCCAAGAAACTGGAATTACTGCTGCTGCCGGAGCCCTAGCAGGAGGCTTTATAGGTACTTTCTTTGGGGGTATAGGTGCAGTACCTGGTGTAGTTGTAGGAGCTGCTGTAGGAGCTATTGGTGCTGCACTAACTGCGGCTTTTACACAAGTAGGCAATGCTAAGTATACTCCTAGTGATGAAACAGCTGCTTTAGTAACAAATAAATTTAAAGATCAACTAGCAGGCTATGATACTGCTACTAAAAAACAACTAACAGTTGCTTTAGCTTATTTTCAGGATCAATATGGTGAGCTTGCAAAAATGGATCCAGTAGCTAGATCTATGTTAGATACTTATTCTCAACTAGTAATAGAGAATGGTAAATATTCAAAAGATGTGTTTATTATATCAGATACAATGAAAGCTATAGGTAAAGATGCTTCTGTTGCTAGTAAAAACTTTCAGTTTAAAACTGGTATAGATAATATTGAGTATTTAGCCTCTGCTACTGCAAAAATAGGTGAAGAAAGTATAGTTTTTAAGAATTTTGATATAGATACCGACGCCGTTAGAGCAACATTAGCTACGGCATCAACTCTACCAATGAAATTAGATTTATTAGTATCTCCAAATATTGCTGATGCAGATAGAGCTAAGCTAGATGAATTTTTATATTCTTTAAATGAGAGAGTTAGTAGTGGTATGGACCAAAATACAGCTATTCAGCAGACTCTTACTCAATATCAACAAGCATACCCAGAAGCTCTACAGTTTTTAAATACTATACGCTCTGGTGTAGCGGCGTTAGGTACTGTTGGTAATCAACTAAGTAGCTTATTTAATACTACTCATGGTACTATTAGTACAGTACAAAACGATCTTATGCTAGTTACTGAGCTATTAGTAGAGACTGATCAGGGTGTAAAAAATAACTCACTATCATTTGATCAGTATACTCAAAATATTAGTAATGCTACTGCTACACAGGCCGCAGCTTATTTAGAGTTAATAGATGCTAGAGATCAGTTTAATAAATTAAAAGATACACAAAGTGGATTTAGAGAAGGTTCTGCCATGTGGGATCTCGTAGCTGCTGAAGAAGCACGACTTAAAGCTGCAGAAGCTGTTTATGAAGCTAATAATAGAATATTAGCATTAAATAAAGCACAAACTAATGAATTCCAAAAACGTAAAGAAATAGAAGACTACTTACTAAGTATAACTCCTAAATCAGTTAGTGCAGTAGAGCTTGGTGCTAAAGTTGCAGTAGCAGGCTCTGGTAACGAATTACAAACACAAATACAGTATGCCTACGCTACTGTAGCTGCAAATAAAGAAGCTATATCCTCGTATAATGAATTATCTAAAACCTTAAATACTTTACCAATTCAAGATACACAGAAAGTCGGAGCTTTATCTGCGACTAGCTATGAAGACTTGCAGAAAGCTCTTAACAATAGTGTTATTAGTGTACAAAAATTAAATGATGGTACGGTAATAGCATATAACGGCGTTACTCATATGAATACTGCAATAACAGGACTCGGTACTGAAACTGCTAAAGCAGCCGACACCGGTAATAAGGCTATGACAGCACTATCCGGTCTAATGCAAACTCTAGCTGTAGATACTGCAAAATTTATCAATAATAAACTTGTAGACTACAAAAAACTAGTTACAGATGCAGAGCAAACTATAAAGCAGATTAGTGCTAAAAGCATAATAGTAAGAGCTAAGTTTGAAATTGATAGTCAAGATTTAAGCGATAAATTAGCTATGTCTATTGAGGAATTTAAACTTAAAAAACTACAGCTAGATGTTAACTTAATTGAGGCTAAAAAAGAAAATAAGGTTATTAAGCCGGTCGAAGCTGCTAAACAAATAAATGGTAAGCAGCAAGATATTATAGCTCAACAAAAAGTAATATTAGATCAGCAATTTCAAAATGATATGGCTAAAACTATACGTGAAGACGATCTAATGAAAAAACAAGCTGCACTTAGTAAGTCTGATATAGATGCTAAAACTAAACTAATAACTGATCAAATAGATAGGGATTCAAAATTTATATCTAGTTCTGCTAAACTATATAGTGATTTTATTTCTCAGCAACATGACGTATCTCAGGGTTTTATTACTAGTTACGTAGATGCTAGCAACGGTATGATAGATAGATTAGTTAGTGCTTTATCTACAGGCGCTGCTGCAATAGGTGAGTCAATAAGAACACAGGGCGTATCAACAGGTACTGTTACTGGTGGAGATGTAATTACAGTAGACCCACTTAAGGCAGTTGGTACAGCTCTTACTGATATGTCTAGAGAAGCGTTAATCGGAGCTTATAATGCTAAGGCTGCCATACAAGCTTCTGCTGAGGCTGAAAAATCTGCTATAGATACTGATCTGCAAAATAGTTTAGTACTTAGTGCTCAGAAACGTAGCCAGTTACAGAGTGATCATGATAACGAAACTACCTTAGCTGCTGAGCGTGCACAAATAGAAGATGAGAATGCTAAAAAACGAATAGCTGATGCTGAGAAAGAAGGCAAAGCAAAAGATAAACTACAAAACCGAATGAAAGAAATGTTTGATTCATTTAAAGGTAGTTTTGAATCAGCTTTTAGTAGCCTATATGACCTTGCTCTTACAGGAGAAGGTACAGTAAAAGATATAATAGGTTCTTTATTTAAATCTATTGCTGAAGAAGTATATAAGCAAACTATTGCTACGCCAATATCTAATATGTTATCTGGGTGGATAACTGGTGGACTTAAAACAGCTCTAGGGGGTAAGGATATACTTGGCTCTCCACTACAAGGTGTTGTAGGTAGTGCTGCAGGTGCAACAGGAGATGCTTTATTAAAAAATACAATAGGTGACAAAGCAGTAGATCAAGGAGCTAAGGCTATCGGTGATATAGGTAAAAAGATGAGTGCTGCTGTAACAGGTACTACAGCAGCTTTAAACGGTGCTGCAAGTGCTGGAGCAGCTGCTATTAGTACTACAGGTACTACTCTTGCTACTACTACCACAACCTCAACAGGAGTAGTAGCTACAGCCAATACTGCAGGAGCTACAACTCTTATGAGTAGCCTTGGCCCCATTCTTGCTGTGCTAGCTGTTATAGCAGCGATTGTAGCTATATTTGGCGGTAAAAAGAAGAGTGGTAATAGTGGTACTCTAGCTAGAGCTGATGCTGCAGGCGTATCACACACTGCTGCAAATGAACAATCTATTATGTCAGGAAGTGTACCTCAAATGGCTAGTGGTGGTATGTTACGCGATAGAGTATCTGCAAGGTTAGAGCCTGGCGAATTTGTCATTCGCAAGCCAATAGCTCGTAAGATTGGTGCAACTAACCTTGCAGCTATGAATGCTACAGGTAATACAGGAAACAATTCAGCACCAGTCATTAATATCAAAAATGAGGGTACTCAAAAAGATGCACAAGCATCTCCGCCACGTTTTGATGGTGATAAGTATGTAATTGATATTATTATGCGTGATTTATCTAACAATGGGCCTATCAGACGTTCTTTACGAGGAGGAATTTAATGCAGACTTACCCATCATCAGCTATTGGAGCTTTTACTACCTCAGCTTTTACTAGCATGGCTGATCACAAACCTGATAGCGGTTTTCAAGTTGATAAGAATTTCAGTGTTATAACATTTGAGAGCGAAGCTGGTTATGAAAAACGCCGACTACGCTCTCGAAGAGCTAAGCGAAGTTATCAACTAACTTATACTAATCTAAACGGTCTTGAAAAATTCGCTGTAGAGGCTTTTTACGATGCTAGAAATGGAGAATTCGAAGCTTTTATTTTAGACTTGTC